GCGCCCATACTGAACATAGGCAGGTTGCCAACACCCATAGAAGACAAGCCAGCGCCAAGTGATAGAGCCGCAATTCGCTTCAAACGCTTTGGGATTTTTGACCATAATTTCACTTTGCCGCCTTTTTAGCCGCCGGTTTTTTTGCAGCCGGTTTAGGTGTTGTCTTTGGTTTTGATGCGTCAATTAGTTTGAACAGATCTAGCAGTTCTTCTTGCGGTGCCAGTTGTGGCTTTGGCTGTAGTGATGCAGCTGCGTGTAGGTGTGCGCCGGTTGAGTTTGACCCGGTGTTGCCAATGTGACCGATAACAGTTTCGCCACCGATTACACGATCCATGTTCTTGAACGCTGGTAATTCTTTTAGGTGGCAGAAGATTGTGTAAACCTTGTCGTGTGAGTTCTTGGTAATGATGCAGTTGCCAAGTTCGGCAGTGATTAAAACCTTTGCCACGACACCATCGGCAACGGCATAAACCGGCTTGCCCTCTGAACCGCCCTTGAAACCCCAGTCTGAACCGCGGTGTGGACGTTTACGGTATGATGCAAAGTTACCTAGTTCATCGCGGCGTTCAGCCCCGGCACCTTTGATTGGTTCGAAGTACATTAGGCAAGACCTTTCATAACGATAGCAACGGCAGCTGCGGTAATTGAAGCGGTCATGATTGCTTGCAACCAGGCACCTTTCCAACGCGCTTGTTCTAACTCGCGAATTCTCATTTCGAAGTCGTCAAGTTTCTTTTCAATGTCTGACACGATTCGAAGAATTAGGGAAGTGTTATTCGGCTTCGACGGTGTTGTCATTTAGAGATTCCAAAAACGCTGCGTACTCTGGGTTGGCAGGGTCGGCAGGGAATGACTTGAACGCGCCATTACCAAGGTCAATGATGACGTGGACAGAGCCGTCTGTTTCGTTAGTTATTTCTTCGTAATTCATTTTTTACAACTCCGCACTAAATCCGAGGTATCCGTTTGCGCTATTGTTTGCGCGAGCAACGTAAGGTCGGTATTGGGTTAGACCAGATGAAACATTGTAAGCACACGCTACATAATCTTGAGTGCTTGTGTTTGGGTCAAGAGAAACGCTTGTAACGGTGATGATGTTACTGCCGTCCGCTAATTGCAGAGTTGAATAATCAACAGATGTTGGAATTGCGCGCATTGTTACTGGTAATCTTGTTGCTAGATAAGCCTGTGTTGATGAGTTAGCGCCAAAAGCGTTTGTCATGATTCCGTAAGGTGATGCAGCAATTGCAGTTGAGCGCCAGTAATATCTTTGGCAGGCTGCTAGTTCGCCCTGAATGTTTGACGCGTTACGCTTGAACGCTGTCGCAGAAGAACCAGCCTCAACCTGAACACCCCAAATATCAAAAGTTTCATTCTGCACCCCAATGCTAGAAGCACGCGAAGCAAAATCAGTACCGGCAGAAACCCACAAAGCCAAAGCCAACAAGTCATCGCCATTCGTTCCGATAGTTTTACCAGCAATTGACGGAACAGAAATAGTTGCAGAATAACGAGTCCAAGAAGTGCTAATTGTCACCGCAGACACCGCAGTGTTTACCTGCGTAGATGGACTGCCACCAGTTCCAAAAACTTGCTGCAATTCAAGACCAATTTTTGGTGAACCCGAACCAGAACGAGCATAGAAAGAAACGGTTGCAGTTTGACCGGCAAGAGTTCGAACACTTTCCATACGGGTAATGGCGATTGAAGCGGCGCTAGCACCAGACTGACCGCTAGTAACCAAACGCAAATAGTTTTTTGCTTCGATACCTGCTATTGGCGCAGAACCCAGCGTGAAAGTTTGTGCAGAAAAAGTTGTTGTTCCTGTTGCTGTGTAACTTGTCCAACGGTCAAAATTGTAACCGGCGGTTGTTGTGCTTGTGAAACCTCTTTGGTTGATGTCGAACGCGCCGTTGATGATTGCGTTACCAGAAGAAGCCGGGATAATCAGATCAGACCAAGCGCTACCGGTGTAGTAGACATACTTGTTAGCGTCCTGCAACCAAACAACCATACCCTCGGTTGGTGCTGTCAGAGCTGCATCGCGCGCAGTCGTCGAAGCGAACACCATCACCGACTGATTCATCAAATAGGTGTTCAATTCGCTACCAGTGAGCGCATCACCGTTACTAAAAACTTTATATGCCATTTAAGCCGCTTTCCATAGTTCGTATTGAGTGTACCAAGAATTAGCGTCAATTGTGTGATTGACCTTGGTAATAGTGTAGTATTCGTCGATTGCCAGTTGGTTCTTGTCAAACTTCACCCCAAGCAATGTACCTGGAGTTAGTGCAGCTGCCTGCGTCAAATTACCCTCACGATCAACCGCCGGGGTTTCAACACTATTCACCAACTTGGTAACAGTGGTGTTAAACACTTCAGTAGCCCAAACAGTTAATTCATCAGTGTCAATAACATTTAACGAAAGCGATGTAAAGTTTTCGCCATAAAGTTCAATGCTGTCACGATCTTCCAAAGCAACAAACTGCGTATCGTCCGAAACAAGGTCAACATACAAAGAGTTGATAATAGAATCAGCATCAGCGGCAACAGTAATATCAGACATGCACAAGTGATAAGCCCCACCATGATCATTACCAACAACCCAAGTCGTACTAGTACCGTTTGCTTCGTCAGGTCTAGGAATAAAGATAACTTGTTCAGTAGCCGGGTCAACCCAACAAACTGCCAAACCGACCTGCAACGCCTCATTTAGTATTCCGTTCGCCTGGATGTCCGTTTCTGATGTCAACGGTATCTTTCCAGTTGTGGCAGCAGATTGCAACGACATAACACCGCCGGCTGTGGTGACGGCAGCTGCAAAGTTTTGCAACGGTGTCGCATAACCTGCACCGTATGAAGTGTTGTCAAAAGTGGCTAAGCGTGTGTTAACGATTGCTTTCCAAAGATCGTAAGCGGTGATGTCTATGCGGTTCCAACCGTCCGGTGAATACTGCACGTTGATTGTTTCAATGTATCCGGTGAATAGAGTAAGGTTTACGCCATTTTTTACCACACGAACCCGCATCTTAGTGTTGGTTCGGATATTCTTATTGACATTCGGATCCCATTCGTAAGATTGCAAAGATATGCGAGCCTGACCTGGATAAGGCTGGAAGTAGTAGGCATCTTGAATTTGACCACCAACGCCGAAGTCTGCGGCAATTGTGTCGGCTTCTACGGCTTGCCAAATAAACGCTGAACCGGTTCCTAGAACGTCGGTACTGCCAAGTAATGAAGTGCCAAGAATAAAGTTGCCTACACCGCCGAGGACATCGCCACCGCCAAGGGTTGATAGACCAAGAATGAAAACATCGCTTTCAGTATCAGGTAGAAATAGTTCAACCTTTAGATCAGTAGCAATGTTAAAGTCTTCAATAAGTGCCATTAGCGACCACCACGAAGCAATTGAGTTCCGGAGTAGAACGAACCCTTATTCAAAGTAGTAGCAATTTGTTGCGGTGATTGTGTGCCAGTGATTCGAATGTTCTGAACTACGGTAGCCTTTTTAGCTGCCGGTTTTGGTGGGGTAAATGTCATGTTGCTGCCACCGGGCGATGGTGCTGCGCCTGATTGTCCACTAAAGTTCAAAGCGCCTAGTTTGCCCCCGGCTGCGTCAATGTTAAATTTACTAAAATCAAGATTGTCATTCAACCATTTGATTCCCTCAACGGCTGCAGTTACTAGTCCAACCCAACCGAACATTTTTAGAAAATTAGTGTTGATTGGTCCAGCGTTCAACTTTGACACAATTTCAAGAGTTTTGATTGCGGTCGCTATTCCACCTATTGCAATTCCAATACCAAGTACGGTTTCTTGATTGTCAATAGCCCAAGCAGCGAGTTTGCCAAATTCTTCAAGAACCTTGGTAATGCCGTCCACTATTTTTTGAAACTTTTCTTGTCCCTCTGGTGTTGATAGCCAGTCGCTAAACTTTTGCAAAGTAGGAAGAAGCGACATTCCAATTTGTTCCTGCATTTCGCCAAAAATGATTTCCATTTTTTTGTATGGATCAAGATTAGCGGCTTCTTCAGCTGCGCCTTTAAAAGTCTTTTCCAATTCAGCCATTGGGTCCTTGGCGCCCTTAAGTGATGGAATAAGTTTTACAAGTGCAGTGTCAGAACCAGCCAAAGATTTAGCCATAGCCTGCGAAACCGCGTCAAGACTTTTACCGGTAGCAGCCGAAGCATCTAGGGCAATTTGTAGCAAACGGTTTGAATCGGTGACTGATTTCGTCGCGATGTACAATTTCTGATATGCCGGACGGAGTTCATCATCAGCCACGGCAGATTGGAATTGCATTCTCTTGATGGCTTTTTCAGCCTGGGCGACTTGATCCTTGGTTGCTTTGCCTGTGTTCTCCATAGCCAATGCAAGAATATCCATTGACTTAGAATCTTCAATTGCCGCCTTAGCAGCTTCTTCTAATTGTTGGGTAATGATTCGCAAAGAGAAACCGACACCAATTGCAGCAAATGCACCAGTTATTGCTTTAGAGACAGATTGAGCGCGCTTATTCATCTGTGACAATTGCGACTGTGCGCCTTTAGTAGCAGCTGTTAAGTTCTTGAACTCACCAAGAATCTCAACTCCTAAAACAAGAGTTCCAGCCATTACTCAACCTCATTCATTTCATTCCAGACACTTATAAACGCCTGGTACTCCCCAAGAGTTAAACTTCGGTATTCGCTTGGTGACATCTTAGTCAACAAACAAAACCTAGCCATACGCTCGGCTTGTTGCTTTTTTACGCTTTTGGGTCTGTGTCAACACCCTTGAATAAATCAAGAGCATCGGCAAAAGTGACCTTGCCAGCATCTTCCATTTTAAAATTTGGATCAACGCGCTTGCGAGCAACCCATATGATTGCCTTAAGTGCTTTGCCCTTTAGTTTTCCAACACCCATAAGTTCATCCATTGGCATACCGCTAAGGTTTTCAATGGTTTCAACTTCATCAAGTGTTAAAGTGCTAAAAAAGTCCTGTGTCATTCTTCTGTGCCTTTCGTGGAGTGGAATGCAATTAGTGTATCAAGCGTACGGTAATAGTTTTGGTAAACTTCATCCCTAGTTATGCCCAATGCTTTGCTAAAAAATGGTTGTGGTTTTATGTTGCGTTTGAACCAACCCCAGTGAATAGGGTTAGCATAAGGAACTTTGCCATTATTACCCGCGGTGATCATCACGTTTTTTAGTGCGTTATTTATTTTTATGGTGTTGCGAAGTTTGCCTGTGCGTACCGGCACCAAGTTCCTGGCTTCCCTTGCGACAATCTGACCA